TATGATACCAACCAAAAAACGAGAGAGGAGGACACCGAAATGCCTGAAGTACGGCTCATCACCCCGATCACAAGACAGAACACGAAGAAGATGCAGGTTGCAGCTTACTGCCGAGTGTCTTCCAACTCCGCTGATCAGCTCAACTCCTATGCCGCACAGATCCGAGCATACAAAAAATGCATCGGAGCACGCGACGATTGGGAACTGGTGGACATCTTCGCCGATGAAGGGCTCACTGGCATGAAAAGCGAAACCCGTGATGAATTTCAGCGGATGATCCGCATGTGTGAGCTCAAGCAAATTGACCTGATCATCACGAAGTCCATCTCCCGCTTCGCACGAAACACAAAAGACGCTCTGGCCTATGTAAGAAAGCTCAAGCTGTTGGGCGTGGGCGTTCAATTTGAAAAGGAAGGCATCTCGACGCTGTCTATGGGCGACGAGATGCTTCTTAATACCTTCTCTGCTCTGGCACAGGAGGAATCACAGTCCATCTCCATGAACCAACGTCTCTCAATCGTCAAGCGCATGGAACTTGGCGAGTATGTGGACAGCAACGCCCCTTACGGATACCGGTTGGTCGACAAGGCATTGGCTGTGTACGAGCCGGAAGCTGCTGTTGTGCGGGACATTTTCGACCTGTATTTGCGGGGTTTCTCCATCAGTGAGATTGGCAGAGAATTGAAGAGTCGCAATATTCCTACCAAGGCCGGCAAGGAGAGCTGGCATCCGTACCGAATAGCCTATATGCTGAAAAATGAACGGTATATCGGCGATAGTTTCTATCAAAAAACTTACCGTGAAACAACGGTCCCATTCAACCAGCATATCAACCGCGGACAGGAAGATCGCTTCTATGCCAAAGGAACACATCCCGGTATCATTGACAAGGATGTGTTCAATGCTGTTCAGCAGCTTATCCAAAAACGCAAGGAGACTTTCTCCAGAACAACTACCCAAAATATCTATCCGCTTACAAGCCGCATTCAGTGTTCTGAGTGCGGCTCTTTCTATCGGCGAAGGAGTGTGTCGGGTACTGTGAAGTGGGTATGCGCCCTTCACAAAGATGACAGCACAGCTTGCGATTCTCACTATTATAGCGAAGAACGGATCTATGACGGCTTTATCACCATGGTGAACAAGCTGCGGTTCTCTGAAGATAACATCCTCGGCCAAGTCATCAGCCGGCTAGAGATGACGCTGGCAGCTATGAAGCGGAACAATCTGGTTGCGCGCGATTTAAGCAATAGTATTGCCGAGTTGAATGCGAAACTGCTCATGCTCGAACAGCTCCGATCCAAGGGATACCTCGCCCCTGAAGTTTATCAGGCACAAGCCAATGAGATCGGTGCAGAGCTGGCAAAGCTCAAGGATGTCAGGCAGGAAAAGTTTAATTCAAAGGCTGCCTCCATGCTCGAGGAAGTCAAGAAATTAAAAATGCTCATCTTCGAACTGGAAGAACCCCTTGAGGCATTCGATGAGAAACTCTTCCTGGAAATCGTGAAGTCCATCCAAATCAATAAAGAGGATGAAATGTCCGTAGAATTCCTTGGCGGACTTCGATTCAAGGAACGCATATAGGAGGCAGTCATGAAAAAGACGCGGTATATCCCATATGGATACACAATGCGCAATGGCAGAACCGTCATCTCAGGAGAAGAAGCGGAAGTTATCAGAGAGATTTTCAATTCGTATCTGAACGGAGCTTCCTTGAAGGCAATTGCGGACGAGTTGACCGACCGCCAAATCCCCTATACGCAAAAGACTGCCATATGGGACAAAGCCCGTATTGCAAGAATCATCGATAACGCCGGATATACAGGAACAGAAGAGTATGATCCCATCATAGACGAAGATATGTATGAAGCGGCAGTCAGCCTGAAAACAGCTCGGCAGTGCAAAGCCTGCGAAAAAGAAAATGATGCCATCGGCCTGCTCCGCGACTTCGTTCGGTGCGATAACTGCGGTCAGCCGATGAAGCGTCGTGTCAACGCGAAGCATCGCATTCGAGAAAGCTGGAACTGTACCAACGACGAATGTGGCATCAGAGTCCACATCAGCGATGCCCAGCTCATCGAAACCATTATAGTCCTCATCAATCGGATTATCCTCAATGACCAGCTGCTCCAGCCGAAGCCCAAGAAACGGTATGAGCCAGATGCGAAGGTCGCCAAGGTAGGAAATGATATCGCTCTGGAGCTGGAGCGTGACGCTCCAAACGAGGAGTTCATCATCGAAAAGACCATCGAGATGGCAGCGCTGATGTACGAGCAAAGCAATGCCAAGTTGAACCTCACAGTATCGCTCGCAAGGAAACTGGCACATACGATGGTCACGCAGGATGAATTCAATCGAGATTACTTTACCGCCCTCGCCTCATACATCACGCTCGGCGAACAAGGCAGAGTGGTGCTTCATACTAAGACAGAAACGGAGGTCACGCTGGACGATGGAAGTAACGAAAGTTCCTAAAAAAATCGTCACTGTCATAGAGCCAAAACGCTCCATGACGGTAGATAAAGAAAAATACAGGCAAAAGAGAGTGGCGGCATACTGCCGAGTCTCGACAGACAGCGAAGAACAGCTCGTCTCTTATGCCAACCAAAAGAAGGTGTACACCGAGATGATCGCCAGCCGCAAAGACTGGTGCTTCGCAGGTCTGTTCGCTGATGAGGGCAAATCCGGCACAAGAGCCGACAAGCGGCCTGAGTTCAACAAAATGATCAACGACTGTCTGGCTGGAAAGATCGATTACATCATTACTAAGTCCGTATCCCGCTTTGCGAGAAATACGGTGGACTGCCTTGACTATGTCCGAATGCTCAAGTCCAAAGGCATCGGCGTCTACTTTGAGGAGCAGCAGATCGACACACTCAAGACAGACAGCGAGCTGTATCTGGTCATCTATGCTGGCTTCGCACAGTCCGAATCCGAAAGCATCAGTAAGAACATTACTTGGAGCGTTCGCAAGAAGTTCGAGGAAGGAACACCAGTGTTCATATACAAGCGCTTCCTTGGCTATAAAAAGGGTGCTGACGGTGAGCCTGAGATCGTACCGAGTGAAGCGGCCATCGTGGAACGTATCTTCAATCTCTATCTGGCTGGAGAAACCGTGGACAATATTTCCAAGATGATGCAGGCTGAGAACTATGATATCCCCGGCAAAACCATCAGCTTTAGCAAGGGCATGATCATGAATATGCTCTCCAACGAGCGATACTGCGGAGATGTGATTCTGCAAAAATCCGTCACCGTTGACTGCATCGAAAAGAAGCGGAAAAAGAACACGGGAGAAGCTCCAATGTACTATGTTCAGAATAACCATCCAGCCATCATCGACAGAGTGACCTTCAACAAGGTTCAGGAAGAGCTGGCCAGGCGAAAAGCGAAAACGCCAGGCTCTGCAAAGAGTTCTATCACATCCACCGGAAAGTATTCTCGCTACGCCCTGACCGATGTGCTCATCTGCGGCAACTGCGGTACCCGCTATCGCCGCGTGACATGGTCAAGAAATGGTACCAAGCGCATCGTGTGGCGCTGTATCAGCCGACTGGACTACGGCAAGAAATATTGCAGCGATTCCCCCACCATTATGGAGGACAAGTTGCAGGAAGCCATCGTTCGAGCGGTCAACAAGTTCAACGAGCAGGATAACGCCACCTATAAGGCACTCATGAGAGCAACCATCAGCGAAGCCCTCGGCCTTAATGGAGATCCGGAAGAAGTAGATATGTTGGAGCGAAAGATCGAAGCCTTAAACAATAAGATGCTGACCCTTGTCAATGAGAGTGTCAGTTCTGGCGATGGCATCGAGGCCCACGAAAGCGAGTTCATGACACTGTCACAAGAAGCAGAACTCCTCAAGCAGCGTATAGCAGCCATTCAGGAAAGCACCGCCAAGGATAACGGCGAACAGAGCCGCCTCGAGCAGATCCAAGCCATCATCTCAGAAAGAGAAAGCAAATGCATGGAGTACGACGATTCCATCGTCCGCCAGATGGTAGAATGCATTAAGGTCTATCCCGGCGGCAAGCTGGAAATCATCTTCGGTGGCGGTTACCTTGTCAAAGAATCCGTCTAAGCGTAGGAGATTGAGGGATCATCCCTCTTTCTCTTTCTTTATTTCATCGTGGATGTTCTTCTGAATCGCATCGAGAAGGGCGACCTTTTGCTCTGGTGAACATTCCAACCTTGAGATGTAATTATAAATCAACTGTGCATAGACAGTTGCAACGCACTTGTCAAGTTCCTCCTGACCTTCCTTTGAACCCAGCAAATGAATGATTACTTCCATAGGATCTCCTCCTCATCAGGCATAAGGCCGGATGCATATCGGTAAGGTAGTCAGCACACAATGAAGTATGGGATAATCGCAGACACGCCGCCTTTTAATGTCTTTATTTATTGACAATTATAGATGTGTCGTCTATAATAACAAGCACAAAGATGATGTAGAGGTGGTGTGCAGAATGGGACGAAAGAGTGTTGCTGTGCTGCCGCAGACGCAGGCGATTTTAGAACAGCTGGGAGAACAGATCAAACTTGCCAGATTACGGCGGCACCTGTCTGCCGAATTGGTCGCGGAAAGAGCTGGTGTGAGCCGAGCCACAGTGTGGAATGTTGAAAAGGGAAACCCCTCTGTCGCGATTGGGATCTATGCCGCAGTTCTGCACGCACTGAACAATATGGATAAAGACCTTCTGCTCGTTGCAAAGGATGATGAGCTGGGGCGTAAACTCCAAGACCTTGAACTTACCACGCGCAAGAGAGCACCACGAAACGGAGGTGATTGACCATGGCATCAAACCAAATAACAATTTATGTCTATGAGAGCTTCCAATCTACAGAGCCAAACTTCCTGGGGACGCTCTTCGTGGAGAATGTCCGCGGCCGTGAAAGCTGCTCCTTTGAGTATGATGCTGACTGGTTAAAAAGCAGCACAAACTACATGTACCTCGACCCGGATCTTCAACTGTATGCCGGGCGGCAGTATCCCACCGGTGCAAAAAATGTGTTCGGCCTTTTCGCTGACTCCTCCCCCGACCGCTGGGGTCGCCTGCTGATGACGCGTAGAGAAAGAATACTCGCTGAACAGGAAGGACGGAAGCCTCGAAAGCTCTTAGACAGCGACTTCCTGTTGGGCGTCTACGACGAGACGCGGATGGGAGCGATCCGCTTCAAGCTGGACAAAGACGGTCCGTTCCTTTCGGATGATTCGGAAACCCCGACGCCTCCCTGGACCAGCTTGCGAACGCTGGAGGAGGCTTCCCGCCAATTCGAAAACGATGAGTCCGGTCTCGAGCAGAAATGGATCAATCAGCTTATCAAGCCCGGCTCCTCGCTGGGTGGCGCTCGTCCGAAGGCCACCGTTCTGGACACAAGCGGAAATCTGTGGATCGCCAAGTTTCCGTCCAAGCACGACGATGTCAATGTTGGCGCATGGGAAAAGGTCACCCATGACCTTGCAAGACTTTGCGGCTTGGATGTTCCCGAGTCCATGCTGATCGACTTCTCCAAGTACGGAAGTACCTTCCTTGTGCGAAGGTTTGACCGCAATGGTGCTGCGCGGATTCATTTCGCGTCCGCCATGACAATGCTCGGAAAAACGGATGGGGCATCGGCAGCGGACGGCTCCAGTTATCTTGAACTGGTGTCCTTTATCAAAGCCAACGGCGCTGCTCCCAAGAGAGATTTAACAGAGCTATGGAAGCGGATCGTGTTCAATATGGCTGTTTCCAATACGGATGACCACATGAGAAATCATGGCTTTATCCTCAAGGCGGATGGTTGGCACCTCTCACCCTTGTACGATGTAAACCCCGTCCCAGAGGGTGACGAGCTGTCCCTCTGCGTAAACGAGGACGATGCGACGATCTCCCTCGACCTTGCGCTGGAGATCGCACCGTATTGTGAGATCAGCACCAAGGACGCAACTGCTATGGCGGCGGATGTCCTGAAAACCGTCCGAGATAACTGGAATCGTCTGGCAACAGAATGCGGATTAAGCCGGAGCGCACAGGAATATATGCGGCCGGCCTTCTCGCTGGCTCTTGAATAACACAGCTTGATTCACCATCGGATCTCCCTTCGAGCAAGGGGGATCTTTTTTTGCCAGTCACAAGCCAAAGAGCATTCCGCGTGTGCTATTCCTCAAGGACAGGATCATCTGCAAGCGGTTCTTCATTTTCCTCTACGAAATCATCTGCTACCGCAACCTTCCCAGAATGCAGCTTCGTCATTCGTAAGGTGTACTTGCATTTTCGGTTATATGCAACAAGCATAGCTTCGGCATAGCCGAGAGAGCCTGCACCGCGCTCTTTAGCAATGCGAGAAAGCTGACGAACAGACATGAAGCCGACCTTTTCCTTAAAGGTTTCATCACGAAGCTGATCGCCAAATGCCACGACCATCTTTGCAACGCCAGCCAATACATTTGCACCGAGAGAGTCGATATCTCCCTCCCATGTACCAACGCAGAGCCGCAAAGTTCGGTCAAGCACATGGTAACCATATTTGGTGTAGATCCGCTCCAGCGTAGCAACCGCACAGATCATGCCATATGCTTTGGTCGGCCCGATAGAAAGAGAATAGGATTCTACCAGCCGCTTAATAACAAGCTGCTGTTCATTTCCCGCTTCGATATTTGCCATGAATATCTCGTAAGGCTTCAGCGGCCGCACATGCTTCATCTGATTTGCAAAAATGTCCGCTTCGTTCTTGTAATCTAAGCTGTCATAAATCATGCACCAAACAGGAGTCTCTCTTGAACCAGACACAGTGGCAACGATCTCTATGGTGTGCTGACCATTAAAGACATAGTTGACACCATCACGACGGCTCACCTTTACCGGGTTGATTTGGTTCAGGTCGAAATCCTCGATGGCTTTTTCAACCTGAGCCTGAGACAATGGCCGCTGGTATTCCTGATTAGATACGAGATTTTTGATCGGGATCTGCTCGAAGTGGACATTCGGAACAAATCTGCTGAAGTCTTGCATTAGTCTACCTCCCTGATATCTGAGAGCATCTCGGACACCTTCTCCTGTAGTGATAGCAGTGCTTCCTCGAGTCTGCTTTTTGCGCCCGTGGATGCAGCATTCATGTCCGCATTGTTTCTGGCTCTTTCAATGGAACTGACCCACGACGGAACTGTAAGAGTCAAACCGGCGATTTCAGCATCTGGATCGTGCATAGGTGTAATTTTGATAAGTGGTAAAGTCTCCTGCATAGGTTCGACTGGCTCCTCGTCTGTATCAGCAAATTCTTTTCGCGTATCACTATAACTGGTGAAGGGGTGTTGCAGGTCCTCAGGTTTTGACCCAATTCGCCTGATCTCTTCCGGCGGCATTTTCGAAAGGGCCACAAGGTTCTCGTGAGATATTTTGAAAGTGCCAGAAAGCACTTTGCCAGGAAGTTCGGGGTCTGCCTGTCCAACAACGTCTAATGCCTTACTGAAGATCGCATACTTCTGCACAGATCCAGTAGATACATTGTATTGAGCGCTGAACTTCTGGGCTGTGCGCCGAAAAGTATCGCCTCGCTCACCCTTGTTTCTCCGCTTATACTGGTTGAACCCATTGATGTTGGGCGGATGCTTACGCGCTACTTTCTCAAGTTCATACTGCTTTCCAATGAGATATCGTCTGGTTTCCTCCGTGATATTTCGGCGGCCGAGCTGATTGCTGCAGATCCAGACAATCGCTTGCTCTCGGTTCTCAAATGGCATCTCTCGTATAGCATAGGGAATGTGAAGTCGATTGCATATCTCGTAACGGTTATGACCATCAACAATGATGTTATTCCATGTGATGATCGGCTCTCTGCAACCGTCTACTGCAAGATTTACTTCGAGTTGAAGATACTCATCTTTCCGTAAAGGTCGAATGAGCGTCTTAAATTCCGGGTCGATCTCCAACACCGCAAATCCTTTATCCATCGTTGGGAGGTCTCCTCTCATTTTTCTTTAAGGTTTTCATGGAGAAATAGGCTACTCTGTTTGCAACATCCACCTCTCCGCTCATACGATAACTGTATTGGAAGTCGAGAGTACCAATCATGTTGACCAAAGCACACAGGAGTGTATTACTGTAGAACTCAATAGAATAATGGCGTGATGTTTGAACCAACTTCACTCGGTTGGAGGTGCCACCAGCGAGGGGCCGATCTGAGCCAAGTACAGCAATGAACATTTCTTCTGGATTGACCAGAAATTGAACATATTGCGGATTCCCCATTTTGTTCAGGGTGGACTTATGTATGCGAAAGCGATTCCACTTTAAGTCAATGGTCATGATCGCGCTGTTATCCGTACTACCCATTTACACTCCCCTCCTGCACAGGTACCTCTGGTTGATATGCGGTATGGACTGATGTGACATTTTCCACGGATGCCGTGGAGGATACAGAGCTATCCTTGATTCCATAAATCGCGTATCCGTCAAAGATATTGATCTGCAGAGATTTCTGGTGTTCACGATAGGGCAAACCGAACTGATCCTTCCAACCGGCTGGGAATACAGGTGTACGCGCAGTCTTGGGCTTGCCTCCGTCTTTTGCAATACGCTGATAAATCTCGGAGGCGTTCAAGTCGAATACAATCAGATACTCATCATTAGCATGGATGACCTTGCCAATCAGCTTGTACCTGTAATCAATATTCCAGTCCATCAGCTCAAAGAGCTTTGCAAAGAAGAACTTACCCGTCACCTGACGGGGCCTCCTCTTCCCACCAGATGTGTTGCACCACGCGAATGCGTCTCGCTCTGACTCGGCGCAAGGGCGTAGCGCAAGAATGTGCGACTCTCGATTGATCAAGAGTTGGACACAGTCTGCATGGGGAAACTTGTTCAAGCAAGCAGTATTGACATAAACTTTGTAATTGTTGAAGGTGATAGACGGCTCGAAAGTATGAGCGAAGAACTCCCTACGAACCACCTGATACCCATCAAAATCGAAGTCGTCACTAAGTTCGATCACATCGCCTGGTGCCGATGTGTCGATTGTCATTGGCGTGTCCGCATCCTCCTTAAAGGTAATGGTAGTTTCATCATCGATATTGCCGAATTGAGTATTCTGCAGCATCGGTGAGATGAAAGAAACCTGATTCTCTACTTCCATTCTGCTCTCCTTTCATTCGTCTCTGACAAGATTCAGCGCATCTCCAATCTGGCGTAGGCTCATGCTGAGATAGCGACAAAGCCGTCTGAGCTGTTCCGTGTTATACTCTGCCATGATCACATCCTGCTCGGCTTCGGACAAATCAGAAAAGCATCTGTTGACATGTATACCATCACGAACCACGCGGTAGTACACTCCATCAAGATTCCGAAAGATTGGAATATCGTTTTTTTCAGGCATTAAAATCCACCTCTTCCATCTGCTTTATGGGGGCTAATTGCTCTGCTATGAATCGCTGCATTTCATCAAACTTGGTGACTTGAAGCTTCTCACCGGTTTCAAAGAGTTGGCCTTCCAGCCAAAGCTTCCATGCATCTTCACTTTGTAATTCCGGTGAAGATGAGGTAAGTCTGTGAGAGTAAAAGTCACTACCAAACCTGTCTGCCAGTTTCTTAGGAACTGCCCGAATACGCTTTCCTGATACGGAGAGAGGAGAAAGCTCACCGTCGCCGCTGATGGGAGAATCTGTCCCCGTCATGAGATAGGACTGGATAAAAATCTCAGGTTCACTCAAATCAAATAGGAACACCGAATCTCCTTCGTTTTGGAGGAGTCTACCATAGGCCCTGAACTTAAAATCGGTTTCCCAATCGAGCAGTTCGAATAGGGTTCCACCAAATGCGGTACATGGTATCTCTTTGGCATAGTATTTTCCATCGTCAGGTCTTGACCACTGTACGCACTGGCGAGAATCCTTAGAGGCGCGACGAACAGCGAGCTTCCGCAATCCCGGATGAATCAGCAGTTCAACTTTATTGTCCTTCCCAAACTGCCTGACGCAATCTGTGCTGAACTTGATTTGTTTGCTCTGAAATAAGACATACGGTCTTTTGTTCGCATCAAAGAGAGATGAATTCGTAACTTCAAAGCCGCGCAAATCAAAATCTCCAGCTGCCACCTCGAATGTGGCGTCACCCTCTGCAGGCTGTCCGTAATATGTATCGTCCGTGTAGACACTCATAGAAGCCTGTAAATAATCGGCTGCCTTGAAACCTGCCCACTTAGGGCTAATCGTGACAAATCCTTTTAGAACGCCAGATCCAATCACTCGAAGCTCCGGCAGAATAGACTTTCCGCCGTATTTCGCATTATTGATCATGTGCTGAACGGCTATATAGTCATCTCTCGACACGATTGCCTCGTGTTCTCCTTTATACAGGCTCTGCTGCCGTTCCCCTCTGTTTTTCTTGGACTTATGGCTGATCACATCAGGCGTGAATGTCTTTCTTGTGAGAACATCACCACAATGCCGCTCATTCCTCAAGACCTGAATTACGGTGCCGGAAGTCCACTTGGAATTACCAAGGAATGTCCTCTTACCAAGTGCCTCGAGGGTTTTTGCAATATGCGATGAAGAATATCCGGACAGATACATGTAGAATATGAGCTTCACGGTCGGCGCTTCGTCCGGATTGATCACCAACTTGCCGTCAGCATCATGGGAATAGCCCAACAGCTTGGGTGTCAGAGGAAGTCCTCCATTCAACCGCTGAGCAAGCGAAACTTCCATACTGCGGCTTCGAATGCGGGACTCGTTTTCCGCAATGGAAGCCAAAAAAGACAGCGGCATGTTTGTATCCTCGTTCAACGAGAAGATGCATTCACTCTCGAAGAAAACGCCCACTGGATTGCGGAGCTCCGCAAGATTCCGCACCATAGTAATACAGTCAACGGTATTTCTGGCAAGGCGAGAAACCGATTTAGTGATGATCAAGTCGATTTTTCCGGCTCTGCTGTCAGTGAGCATTTGGTTTAGCTCAGCGCGGTGTTTTGTCGAAGTGCCCGAGATTCCTTTATCGGCGTAGATCTTTACAAGCTTCCAATTGGGATGCTTCAAGACGAACTCTTCATAATAGTTCTTCTGAAGTTCATAGGAAGTTTCCTGACCGAGATTATCAGTTGAAACTCGGACGTAGACCGCAACACGCTGATGGACATCTGCATCGTAGAAGTCGACCTGTTTCTTTGCCGGATAGATGACATCTGGCTCTCTTCGATTCGAGTATCGCTTATGTACTTTCTCACGTTCTGCTTGGTCGGCTGCTTTCTTTGCTGATTTACTCATGGAGAGCACCTCTCATATCCAGCTCGTCATCAGGCAAGATTTTCCAGCCGGATGTTGGGAAGAAATAGGGCTCCCGAAGGTCATCACGATAATATGAGGCCAAAGTGTATAGATCTTCTGATATGAAGTAGATGCCAACAGGAGGCTTGCGAGCGGCGAGTATTCTTGCACAAATCGTCATTTCTTGGGCATCTCTGGACACATTGCTGACCTTCTGTGTGATTATGAGATCGACTTTCCCAGCATCGCAGTCAGACAGGAGTTCAGACCATGCTGTAGAGTTCTCCATATACGGAGCGGTCGATCCATTGTCAATATAGAAACCTACAAACTCCCACATAGGATACTGAGACAGCGTAGCACGAAAAACCTCTTTGTTACGTTCGAGATATTCCTCGTCTCTATATTTCGTCTGGTTGAAAAAGCGGATGTACACTGCAACTTTGAATGGGGTTTTGGGATTAGGTGTTTCATGGCGAATGCTTTTCAACCACTGCCTGTGCTGTGCCACAAGAGGAGATACCAAGTTTTCTCCCAGGCACAGGTCAAAAGAAGGGTGTTCCGCCTCATCGTTTTTTTGCTCGACGCCTAATGGCAGCAGTTCTGTGTTTTCCATGTTTCCCTCCGGCATTTGGGCAAGCCCTTTTGGGTGAATTATAGGGAAAATGCTAAAAAATAAGAAGATACCATAGGTCAGCATCTTGACCTATGGTATGGAAATGACAAAAAAATTATCGGATTGGTCACCCAATCCGATAATTAATCATTATTCTGTTTCTTATGCATGGAGGCTTTGACCTCTCGGACAATCTTTAAGATGGTTTCCATCTCACTGGCCGAGCAGTCTTCAAGGAGCTCCGCAAACTCACCTTGATAGATTGCTTTGACCTCCGGTACATCTGGGCGGAGCAAATAGTCTGCAGATACCTGAAGAGCTTCCGCCACTTTGACGAAAGTCTCAAGTTGCATCCCCGTTTTTCCTCGTTCGATGTTGCTAATCAGCGGCAGTGAAACAGAAGCTTCGACTGCCAAATCCGCTTGGCTCATGCCTCTGCTGATTCGAACAGCTTTGATGCGTGAGCCGACCAGCTTCAGATCTTGTTGTTCATACATGACCAGCTCACCTCCCCTTCGCCGGATATAAGCTAACAACTATAATTTAAGTTAGTATATAATATGCGAAGGTCGAGTTTATATAATCGTACCGCTATAAAATAACGGTTCAAATATAATTGAGTTGCCAAAATTTTTAAGGAGGTTTCTCTATGCAACTCAATTACTATGTCCTTGGTCAAAGAATCCAAAAAATCAGGAAGAACAAGCGTATCTCCCAAGCGGTGCTGTCCACCATGATCGACAAGTCCGCTGGATACATCAGCTATCTCGAGTGCGGTACAAAGGTTATGAGTCTCGAAACTTTTGTTGGCATCGCCAATGCGCTGGAGGTGTCGACTGATACGCTCCTGAACAGGCAGCTCACGGGTGCGACTGAGATGTCTAATGCCGAGGCGCAGAAAATCTTCGCCAACTGCACCCCGTATGAAACCTATGTCCTGTTGGATGTGCTGAAAACAACCAAGAACGCTCTACGCTCGCACCACCATCTCCTCAAGGATGAGTGGTGATCATTTTATCAACTGAATATCAAATAGCAACAGACCACAGGTTAAGAGATTGACCTGTGGTCTGTTGCGTGCAAAAAACGATTATGTTTTCGCCCAAAACGATTATGATTTGGGCTTTTGCGAGATTTTTCGTTCTATTGATGCTATAATCCGGACAAGTAAGAAAGGACGAAGATGTATGGTCTATTACACCGGCGATATTCACGGCAACGCGAAAGCGATTGTTGCTTTTGCGCAATACTTTGAACTCACGGAATCAGACACAATCGTCATCCTTGGTGATGTCGGAGCGAACTATTACGGCAACAGGCGGGATCGGTATTGCAAAGATGCGCTTGCCAGAATAAAGCCAACCGTCTTCTGTATTCACGGAAACCACGAACGGCGTCCAGACACTCTCACGGGCTATAAGCAGAAAGAATGGAATAGTGGCCTTGTGTGGTACGAGGATGAGTATCCGAACTTACTCTTCGCCAGGGACGGAGACATCTTCACTATGGAAGGGACCCGGCATCTGGTCATCGGCGGCGCTTATAGCGTAGACAAATACTACCGACTGGAAAACGATCTGCTGTGGTTTGCTGATGAGCAGCCCTCGGCAGAAATCAAGACATATGTGGAAGATCAAATCACGAAAAACAGAATTGACATTGTTCTCTCTCATACCTGCCTCTATAAGTACGAACCGCGGGATGCGTTTTTACCCATGATCGATCAGAGCACGGTTGATGACAGCACAGAGCGATGGCTTGATGGGATAGAAGAAAAAGTGGATTATAAGGCATGGCTTTGCGGACACTGGCACATAGAGAAGCAGATTGACAAGCTTCGCTTCCTGTTCCACGATGTTGTGTCACTGGAAATGATAAAGCGAGGTTTCAAATGAGTCGTTTCAAGAGCAATCTCTACACTATTGAGCGCCGAGTATGGAGAAACCACAAGCTGTGCTGGATTCAGAACGATGACTTCACTCTCTTTTCAGGACATCACAAAACGAAAATCAAAGAGGAAGATCTCCCAGAATGGTATGTCTTTGGCAGATACTATAAGCTGTGGGGCTTCCTCTCCACAAAAGGTATTACCGACTTGCAGTACATCCCGAACCTGTGGATCAACCACTTCCTGAAAGATGACTGTCTCCTGATCTCTTATGGCGGTAAAATCGAGGAACATCCAGACAGCATCGGTTTTGAAAAATACAGCGGCGTTGATGAGCGTGTGTGGGGCAACGAGATTCTCGATGTGCTGAAAGGCGCCAGGATGTTCTCGGAATATGATATCGCCCCTATCATGGAACAGATCCGTGAGAAGCAGCACATTCTCATTGAGAACTACCCGGACGAGTTCGGGCCCCACAAGTGGAGTTTTGATCTCGATAAATGGATGGCAGAAGAGTACCACTCAGGTCGCCCAACCTATTACAGCAAAGCCATCACAGAAAAGAGAGAAGCAGAGCTGCGAGAACTATATGACAAAAGAGGACAGACAAATGGATGAATGCCAACACGCAATGGAGGAACTCCGCAATATAGTCGAGGGGATCAGCAACCTGCGAGACACAGCATACGCGCACTACTCTTTATTGGTCGAGCGGGTGCTGAAGGATCAAATCACCGACGAGCAGCAGTTAGAACAAATCATGGATGGCCTCTGCGATTTCTGCGATGAGATCCGCTTCATCGATCTTTATCGAAGCCTCTGCCGACATATTTACTACCAGTATCCGCAGCTCGTGGGAGAGCATGTGGCTCTTTTCCGTGCGCTGTTTGAGGGACCCGATGAGAACTGATTTGAGAGAAGATGTATGGAGGTAACCTTCAGTGAAGGTGGCAGATACAAGTTTGCCTGCTACCGCCTCACATATGAAGAAAGCAAGTCTCCAGATAGGATTGCAAAGATCAAAGCCAATCTTGCCTCAAAAGGGAAAGATGGGTATTCCATTGCAATCACTTATGACGCATCTCCCACCCCACCAACGTGGGACACATTCGCCAATTCCTTATTATGTCTGGACAGAAGACTTGAGATGTGGAAGCTAATGCAAGAGAGTTGGCTACATCACAAAGCGGTCGAAGCGCAGAAAGGAGTGAGTAAGATGAGCACATCATATTTCATTTTTACGGAGGTTCTGGCAAATGATCAGTGGCATTGTATCAACCCCCAAGTGATGAAGTTGCTGCCTATCGAACATCTCATTCTTGTTCCAACGCTTCGCTCGGACAGCAGGTATCAGTTTGAAAAAGCATACCGGCAGCTTGAGTACGATGGACACCCGTTCACAGTAGACGAAATGTCAAGAAATTTACAGGCATCGGTGAACGACTGGCTTACCCCAGAGGACAGTGTCCGAATTGCCGTTTGCTACGATGACATCTTGAAGCTACTGAACACTTCCGGCAAAGAACATTCTGCATTTGCTCTTCGATCTGAAGTAGCGGCCTTTCAGAATGATGAATCCGATAGTATTTTGGACTTCGTCTCAGTAGACGAATATCGGAAGATGGAGGATGAACTCAAGAAGGCTTATCAATATTTCGAATGGAATGACCGCTCCGGTGCGTATCGCTATTATGAGGAGATCCAAAAGAAGGTCGCCGCACAGGTCAAGGATTGGAAAGCGATAAACCCTCGGGCAGAAATCACCTCTGTCCGAATAATGCTTTTTTCAACCTAAAGGAAAACACACAGGAGGGTTTCAGATGCAATCGAATAAAGAATCGAACCAAAAGCTGATTGAGCGATTTCCGTTTCTTATGCCCCGTAACCGCTGGACAGGAGAAGTTCCAGAGGATTACGACTATTCCTATACGGAACTGGATTCCATGCCTGACGGCTGGCGAAAGGCTTTTGGGGAGCAAATGTGTGAAGATATCCGTGAGGAATTGGCACATGCCGAGTATCTCGACCAATACCGTATTTCCCAGATCAAGGAGAAATATGGAACGCTCTGTTGGTATGACTTTGGCTGTACAGAGCGGATGCTCCGTGACATCATCCCCAAATATGAGCACCTATCGGCGAGAACTTGCATCAGATGTGGGAACCCTGCAACAAAGGTTTCTACTGGCTGGATCAGTCCCTACTGTGACACTTGTGCTGGAAAAATCAGTCATGCCGAGAGATTTATTTCCATTGGGGAATGGCTTGATAGAAGCAGCAGTGAAGTAACATCGAAAAGGAACCTAAATGAAAAAGATACCCACTCTCTTTGAACGAAAATTTGAAAACCATCGAATTGTCAGAATACTGCCAAATATCAGCCCTGACCTTGCTTGGGTCATGGCCGGCGAAGGCGTTGCTACCATCAAATGGGACGGTGCCTGCTGTGCAGTCATCAATGGTGTTTTCTACAAAAGATACGATGCAAAACATGGAAAGCCCGTCCCGTCTAACGCAATCAAGTGTCAGGAGAACGCAGACCCTGTCACTGGCCACTTGCCTTGTTGGGTACCTTGTGACCGAACTGCAACCAGCGATAAATGGTTCTGGGATGCGTATGACAGAATGGGAATTGTACCGGATGGAACATATGAGGCCATCGGCCCGCATTTCAGATCTAATCCCCACAACCTTGATACCGATATTTTCAAGCCCCACGGGAAAGACATTGTTGAACTGGATCGGAGCTTCGAGGGCATCCGCACTTATCTGGAAACCCATGTGATTGAGGGGATTGTCTTCTGGAAAGATGGACAGCCTTGGTGCAAAATCAAGCGCACGGATTTCGGACTCCCGTGGGGGAGATGATTACCTGAAGAAAAATGGTAGGTACCACCCATGAGAGAAAAACCGAGATATTACCGACTGGAACTGGATGACTATTCTGCTGCCGCTTTTACCAGTTTCGGAAAATACTATTACGGTACAACGGAGGACTTTCGTTGCTTCTTTAGAGAGCTCACCATTGATATGGCTCTGAAGAAACAATTTGGGGATCTGATATCTAGATTCCAGTCCTTCGAAGAAGGGCAGCAAAACATCAGCCACTACATTGCTTACAGGAAGATACCGTTCCTCGTTCCCGCGCATCTGCTCCACAAGGAAACTGTCATCTTGGAGAATTACGAATGGGAGCACACTAACACATGGGGCTTACCCTACTATATGCGCTGTGACAAAGTCGAATCGGAACATCTCTGGTTTGCTTGTGACGGAGAATACTGCCGCACAGTCAAAGCTGTGTTTTCAAAATTGCAGTATGCTGGGGATGTCGGTCAGTGGAAGCATGTGGGAACAATGCTTTGGGGATTTCCGTGCATTCTCGCTGGGAACCAATTTGGCTTCCGGAATCGGTTAGCGGAATCGGAGAAGCAATTTAAGACCATGGAGGAAGTCCAGCAGGATTGGGAGGTGTTTCTCAAAAGCCCAGATCCTGACTATTCGGAGTTTTGCAATGACATCTTTGGTGATGGCTGACACCATAGGGGGATTCCATGAAAGAGAAATATCAAATCAGATCTCAAGGAAGCAACCTGACAAAGTATCTAGCAGAACAAGAATCGATGAACACTGGCAGGTCTTTCTTCGGCTGTGTCTTCCACTTTTTTGACACTTCATATCATCCAAGCACAAAGGACGAGATCATAATAAACTCACAGAAAAAGAGATTTATATCTTCATACCTAGAAAGCAAAGGCCAAACGGAGGTATGCAGCATGGGCAAATGGCTTGGCTACATGGTGGAACTGTACCACGATGGTCAATGGTACAACATCGACCAGTGGCATCGACACGCAAATGGACAACTCAGACACCACTTTCTGTATACTGCGCCGGAACGAGATATTCTCTCTAGTGCACATGATGAGCTGGCTCTTAGTAGAGAGAGAATCTGCTTTTCTGACCTGGCAGCAGAAACCCAGGATATCATCTGTGCAGAAAATCCAGCTTTCGAACGCAGTACATTCGACTCGTGGGATTTCTTCATTTGGGGCAGCTTCTCTGATTTAGAGACACTGCTGCAAAAGCTCGCTGCAAAAGAAAACGATAAATGCATCTCAAAGGACTTACTCGAAACACTGATCTTCATGATTCGAAACCAAGTCCAGATTTTCCAACAAACCATCCCGTACTCCGTGGCTGATAGGTCATCGGAAATGCCAATCAGGATTATTATCTGTGAATTGTGATTTTTTGATAGCTATTCGCTCCGAAATATGGTAATTGTTCGTGTTACAAAGAAGGAGGTGGAACACCATGATTTATGTAATGTCTGATATCCATGGACAAAAGCGGCGCTTTGATTCCGTCATGAAGCAAATCAACCTGCAGCCGGATGACACTCTTTATATCCTTGGGGATGTGATAGATAGAAATCCAGATGGCATCAAAATCCTTCGCCAGATTATGGCGATGCCAAATGCCAAGATGCTTCTGGGTAACCACGAATTAATGATGATGAATGCTCTCTACTACCCTCCCCCAGAAGATGAGGAGTGGCCCGACCTCTACTACGGGCCCAAGCTGTCTCTGTGGTATAGAAATGGTGGCCAGATAACGCATAATTATCTGAAGCATATAAAGAAAACCATTCGTCAGGAGATATTCGAGTATCTGGAGAAGTTGCCTTTAAACATAGAACTTACTCTGAACAATAGGCAGTTCATTCTGACCCACGCAGCGCCTGTCGAGCTTTATGAAACCTACGGCCATAAATATGAGTGTGAGCGAGACTTTGCCGTCTGGATGCGATTTGACAGTTTCCCTGTTCTGGAGGACTGCACAGTCATCTTCGGACACACGCCAACTATCCGTTTCCAGTATGATAACCCAATGGCAATATGGGATGTAAAGAGCTGGATTGGAATCGACTGCGGCTGTATGCTCCCTGAAAAGGGTGACCCTTGGTCAGGAGCTCTTGGAAGACTGTCGTGTCTCCGACTGGATGATATGCAGGTCTTTTACTCTGAGGAACCTCAATATGACAATCTCAAAATATCGGAGGAACAGCATGATGGATGATGGCAAAGTTACGATTACCATAGAAATCGATGCAGAATTGCTGGCACAGGTAACCGAGGTGCTAAAGCCTTATGGCCTCACGCCGGAAGAAGCCGCGGTGCAGTTCTTTGAATACTGTGCCGATCCAAAGACACAAGGCCATGCGATTGAACTTCTCAAAATATGGAAAGAAGAACAAGAACTTTTGGAGAGGAATGGTGCCAATGCTAAGTAGAGAAGGATTCTGCAAAGCGCTCCGGATGATAAGAGATCAAGAGTCCATTGATGAGCAGTTTAGTAAAGCGCTCAATCTGGTTGGCAATGGTCACTTTGTATTCGGTACCGAAAACAAGTATCTTCTGGCTCTTAGAGATGTTTTGAAAGAAGCGGTCAATGACCAATACGACTACATCGATTGGTGGCTGTATGAAGCAGCCGATGACTTTGAGATATGGGAAGCGGATTGCACCATGAAGTATTGTCTCAAAGAGCCCGAAGCGCTGTATGATTTTATAACCGGTACGCTAAAGCCTGTCCCTGTATCTTCCGGAGAAAGCACATCACAGCAGGAATAAGGGGATGTCAAAATGAAAAGACTGCCGCCACTATCCGAAATGGAACGCATCGAGCAAATACTGCTCGTCGAAAAACTGGATGAAATCCTGAAACGCATTGACAACGAGGACATCGGCTTCGTAATAACAGAAAACGGCCTGCCAGATATGGTCCTTATACCTTTCCGCTGGTTTGCCGAGAACTTTCCGGATGAAGTGCCTGACGGCCTATAAACGACTGGTTTCAAATTGAGATAGATTCTGCCGTTGAGGAGCCGAAGAAAGATGGATGAGAAGTTTAATAGAATACCCGTCAGTGTCATCCATTTTGATAAGGATGGCACAGTCACTGATGTAGAGGATTACAACCTCGATAAAGTCGATCCTGCTTTGTGGGCGCTCGAAGGTCTGGCTGCAGCACTGCTCCCTGTCATTCGCGAGTTCTATACGCGCGAAGAAAATGTTCAAGCATTTGAGGCGTGGCTGAAAGATCGGGAAAGTGATCCTCAAAAACACAGCAAGCGGAAATAAGCGCAAAGACGGAAATTGGAGATGAGAGGCTGTATCTATTTTGGTCACTCTTAAAAATCCCTCGATTCTTCTCTATCACGGGAAATTGTAAGCAAAAAATATGGCTGAAACAGCCCAAAGCCGCTTCAGCTCTCGATTTTTCCTATTTTCAGCATGCATCTAAATTGGTCACGCATCACAAAGAACCGCAGCCGAAAGGTTGCGGTTCTTTCTTTTTGGTGCATGATTTAGGCACTTTTGACGCAGAAAAGTTGCATTTGCGTTTTCGTAGAATACGTTTTACCCCTAAGTTTACCCCAATTAAAAGTTTTACCCCTTAACGGGGACAAAAGCAGCTCCGCCGATGATGAGATCGACGGAGCTTTTTTCATGCCTTTTTGAGATTTTCAAAATAGCCCTGCATCCGGGCGGCGCTGTCCTCCTTCATGCGCTCTGAGACGTGACCGTAAACGTCCAACGTAAAAGCGGCGGTCGCATGGCCGAGATTTTCTTGCACGGTCTTCACGTCGTCACCGTTTTGCAGGGAGAGCGCGGCGAAGGTGTGGCGCAGATCATGCACACGGGCGTCCGGCGCTCCTGCTTTGGCTGCAATCTTCTTATGATGCGCATAAAGGCGCTGCGGGTGCAGGTGGTCGCCGAGCGCATTTGTGAAAACGAGCCGACAGGCGGCGTACTGCTTGGCGGGATCTATCCAGTCCTGCCAAAGATCACCGGCCTGTAAACGCCTTTGCGCCTGCTTGGAGCGAACGGCGCGCAGCATATCCATGACGAAGGGAGCGGGGCGCAGGATGCGCGTCTTGTCGTTTTTGAGGGCGGCAAACTGGAAGCCGCCAGCCTCGGCGGGGCGCTTCTGTAACTGCTTGCAAATCTTGAGCGTGCCTTTCTTGAAGTCGACACAATCCCATGTCAGCCCCAGCGCTTCGGCTTCACGCAGGCCGGTAAAGAGAATTACTTTCAGAATATCTCCATAATCGTTGTCGGTATCCGCTGCGGCGAGATAAGACTTGACCTGTTCGTCGGTGAGCGGCATGATCTGCGCTTTCTCGACGCGGGGAAGGTCTACCATGTCACACGGATTGCGTGCGATGTAGCCCACCTTGACGGCCTGAGAAAGGGCCTTTGTCAGAACGCCGTGAACATTGCGCACGGTCTTTGCGTTGAGCGGTGCGGTCTCCGTGACGGCGACGCCGTCCTTTTTGATGATCTTGCCCTGCTTGTCCCGTTTGGGAACAATGCGGCCATTGGCGAGCAGATCGTTGTAAAAGCCCTGGATGATATGCGGCGTGAGTTTGGTGAGTTTCACCGCGCCGAGGGCGGGCTTGATGTGCGTTGCGATTTGGGCCTTGTAGGTCTTGACCGTGCCGTATTTCTGCGAGAGCAGATAATCGCTCTGCCAGATATCGAGCCATTGCGCAAGTGTCAGGCGCGTCGGCTCTATGTAAAGCCCGTCGTCGATCGCTTTTTGCGCGTCGCGCATGGCGGTCAACACTTCTTTCTGCGTGTTGCCGTAGATGCTGCGGCGAATCGGTTTTCCTGTGCCTGGGTCATTGCCGACGGTCACACGGGCTTCCCATCGACCGTCAGGCCGCTGCCGGATGCTGCCTGCGCCCGACGCGGCGCGCGTATTTGCTTTTCTTGGCATTGCTTTTTCCTCCTGCATTTGTTATGATTGGAGGGCAGTAGGCTATCAGTTTGCTGCCCCCTATAACCGTCCTCGGTGCTGCAACACCGGGGGCGGTTTTTTACTTTTGGCTTGACTGTAGTTCTTCAATACGTTTTAGATACTTTTCATACTCGTTTTTTCGTGCAGTGAGATAAGCATTTGTGTCTGCAATTTTTAAGTCATCTGAATAAAGATTGGCAAATTCCTCCACGGCCTTATTAAAAGATTTTTCAAAGCTACTCATTGCCAGCCATCGGTGAAAATTCGTTTCATCCGTTACAATATCTGAGCCTAATTTTGATTGAAGAGAATTAACTTGAATTATATTTTTGACACTATTGCGCATCTGAACGGCCCAAAAAGTAACATAGCTTTCCTTTATTAAGAAATCTTCAAAGGCGAATATATCGCGCCGTTTTGACTGGCTGTGGTCAAATCGTAGCGACTCGATAGCATCTGAGGATAAACCAGTTGTCTTACAAGCAACTTGTATATCCTCATTTGCTGTTTTAGCGTCAGATCGACCAAGCAAATAGTCAGTCGATACACCATAAAAACTAGAAAGACAGTTTAAGTATTCGACATTCATTTTTAAGTTAGTGCCAAACTTAGAATGATTGACATCGCTTACTTCATAGTTCATTAGGCTGTCTCTACTGATTTCAACCCCGTATATTTCTTTTAGTTTCTCTTTTAACTTTTCATGGGACATTTTTTTCCCATTTAAAGGAGTTTCTTCTCTTAAGGCTTTTAGGCGCTTTCCCATCTTTACAGATTGTTCTTCCCTAGTCATATCAGGCCTCCTACAAGTACGAGCAAAATCAACTATTGCAGAAATAAGTCGATTAAATTTTACTTACATCGACTTGAAAAAATGAAGCGAATCGGTAGAATTAAATCATCATCAAGGCGATGATAGCAGATTTGATTCAGCAAGTCAAGTAGGAGGATAGCTAAATGGAAAATTTATCTTTGCGGCAGCGAGCAAAAAGCGCGGGAATCCCATTGTGGAAGATCGCGTCGTGTATTGGCATCAGCGAACCAACTATTACTCGTTGGCTGCGAGTTCCTCTTTCCTGTAGCAAGGAGAAGCTTATTCTTGAAGCTATCTCTAAGTTGGAGAAGGAGACGGAATGATGGAAATTTTGGCATATACGCCCACTACGCTAGCCGAGGCAATGCACGCCAGCCGTCCAACAGTCTATCGATGGATGAGAATCCCCGGATTTCCCGTCGTACGATTAGGCGGTTGTGTGCGGATTCCTGTGAAAGCATTTGAGCAGTGGCTCAATGAACAGTCAGGGGTGAAAATCGATAATGAGGGATAAAAAAGAAAACGCCCTCGCCGGTGTGGGAACACCGACAAGGGCGACGGGAAGCGGTTTGGCGACCACACTTTCCCATCAAAAGAATACCACAGCGACGCAAAAAAAGCTACTTATTTCTGACTTGCTACATGGGGGTAGCGAAAACGGTGTGACGCTCACAGAGCTTGTCCAGCTCACGGGAGAAGATGAGAGGTCGATTCGCCGACGCATTCAGCGGGAACGAAAGGCCGGGACGCTGATCCTGTCCGACAATCAGTCTGGCTACTTTCTTCCCACGACTGAGGACGAAGTCAAACGTTTCATTCGCTCCATGTCTCGTCGCGCTCGTGAAATCAGCGCTGTCGCCCGTGTTGCAGAGGATGTGCTCGCACGGATGATGGGTCAGGAATTTTTGGAGGGTTGGTAATGGCGAAACGGAGGATGTTTTCGCTCGATGTTGTTGACACGGATTCGTTTCTCGACCTTCCGGCAAGTTCACAAAGCCTTTATTTTCACCTCGGTATGAGAGCAGACGATGACGGTTTTGTTTCATCACCAAAACGGATTACGGCAATGGTCGGCGCTGCTGGAGACGATTTGAAACTGCTGATTGCTAAGGGCTTTGTTATCCCGTTTGAATCCGGTGTGTGCGTAATTCGAGACTGGCGAGTGAACAATTATATCCAGCGTGATCGCTACACACCATCCATTTACACCGAAGAAAAGCAGCGCCTATCTATCGCTGAAAATGGACGGTATAGTCATGTGGATACGCAAACATCGCTTGACAAGGGCACACAGAGAAAAACAACTGAAAATGAGCTGCCAAGCCTTACACAATGCACCGCCTAACAGGACATAGGCGGTGTTTTTGTATGCAGACAGCGTTTTCTCTGTGTGCCGAAATGGGCCAGCCGTGCGGCGTGGCCTAAATTCTTGTCAAGGAGGTTATTCGTGTCATGGCAGAAGAAAACAAGCATCCCCCTAAGGGTAGGCTCGGATGCTGTCCGTCATTTTCGTGATACATAATGGTACGCGGATCGCGGTCAACAATGTATCCTAATTGCTCCTGCGTCATGCCTTCACGCTCACGGGCTTTCTTGATAGCAAGTCCGATCCCGTGAAAGTCAAATTTGCGTTCGTCACGTTCAATTTTCATAGCATCACCACCTAATGTAATTTTACATTTCATGTGGCAACATTTGAACGGCGTAAAATTTCATTTCACTGCATATTTAATTTCATGCTAAGAGAATTGATGACGCTGAAAATGTGATGTAAAATGTACTTATAATTAAATTTGTCCCGAAGATCAGAAGTTGGTATCTAAAATAAAATCAGAAATATTGTGAGGTTTCTGTGACATTTGGGTGCTACACTGAAAATGAAGGAGTGTGATACCATGCGAATTTTAGTAGTCGAGGATGATCGGCTTTTGAATAATACTTTATGCTATAACTTGAATACTGCGGGCTATACGGTTGATTCTGCACTGACAAAATCAGTGGCCGGTAGTTTCTTGACGAAGCAGGACTATGACCTGATTGTGCTGGATGTAAATTTGCCGGACGGGAACGGTTTTGACTTCTGCCGGGAGGTAAAAGAGCGCCGCCCTGATACCGCTATTATCTTTCTGACCGCAAATGATATGGAAAGCGATATGCTCAAAGGGTATGAACTGGGCGCAGAGGATTATGTGACAAAACCTTTCCCTATGAGCGTCTTTCAAAAGAAACTGGCGGTGGTGCTGGGGCGGCTGACAAAACAATATGGTGGTGATACTTATGAGGATGGCACACTGACCATCAATTTTTCAGAAATGAGTGCTACTCTATCAGGAAAGCCACTTACATTCACCCCACTGGAATATCGACTTTTGAAAATCCTGATGAAAAATCCACAGATCGTTTTGACGCGGCAAGTCTTGTTGGAAAAACTGTGGGACGCAGACGGAAATTTTGTGGATGAACACGCTCTGACTGCGGCTATCAGCCGGGTACGAAACAAAATCGAAACACTCGACCGTCAGTACATCAAAACGGTATATGGTATGGGCTATATGTGGATCGGAGGGGCGCTGAAATGAATGTTCGAAAACTTTCCGTCAACAAAGCCTGTATCTTTTTAGCTGTTCTCCTGCTGGCGGCAATGGTGACGGTTTCAGTGGCTTTATATGCGTTGACCCAAGATATAACCGCTGTTTGGTATGTACTATTGTTCGGCATCTTTGTGCTGTTTTGTTCTATTTGTTTTATGGTGCTGGTTCACCGCAAATTGGCGATGTTCTCCGATGCTTTTTGCAGTTTGATGGATGATATGTTGTCCGGGAATATGCAGCCGAAACAGACTGTGGAAGAAGAAAGTCTTTTCTATAAAATTGAATATCGGTTGAACCGTTTGTATGAAGTCATGCAGGAAAACAAGAACAGCATTGCACAAGAGCGGGCTGACTTGCAAGAACTTATTTCTGATATTTCCCATCAGGTCAAGACCCCGATTGCGAACTTGAAAGTGATTAACAGCACCCTGCTTGAAAATGAAGTCCCGGTGCAAAAGCAAAAAGAGTTTCTTACAGCACAGGCCACCCAACTTGATAAACTGGATTTTCTCATGCAGGCTATGATTAAAACCTCGCGTCTGGAAACAGGTGTCATTTCTCTGGAAAAGAAAAGCCAGCCGCTTTATGACACGCTTGCCGCCGCATTGGGAGGTATCCTTCTGAACGCCGAGAAAAAACAGATCAATGTTCAAGTGGACTGCCCGGAGAGCTTGATCGTTTCTCATGACAGAAAATGGACAGGTGAAGCGCTGTTCAACATTTTGGATAATGCGGTGAAATATACGCCGGAGGGCGGTCAAATCCGGGTTTCGGTTGAAAGTTGGGAAATGTATGTGAAAATTGACATTACTGATACAGGCATTGGCATCTCAGAACAGCATCAGGGGGCAATTTTCAAGCGGTTCTATCGGGAGGACATCGTACATGATGTAGATGGAATTGGTATTGGTCTATATCTGGCTCGTGAGATCGTAACCTTGCAAGGCGGTTATATCCGGGTAACATCCGAGGTTGGGAGGGGTTCAACTTTTTCCGTCTTTCTGCCTCGACAATAAAATAAGTACGCTAAAAAACAAAATGTCACAGGCCTATGACATTTGAGATTTAATTAAACAGAGGTATTTTGTTTCCCGTGACATTTCTGTGAGGTTTACCTTTTATGATAGAGCCATCAAAAAGAAAGGGTGGTGTTCTATATGAACATATTACAAACGACAGATTTGAAGAAATATTACGGCACCGAACCGAACATTACAAAAGCATTGGATGGCGTGACCCTATCCATTGAGGAAGGTGAATTTGTTGCCATTGTTGGTACTTCCGGCAGCGGTAAGTCTACTTTGCTGAACATGATGGGCGGGTTAGATACGCCAACTTCCGGCAGTATTAAAGTAAAAGGGAAAGAATTATCGAAACTCAAGGATGAACAGCTTACCATCTTCCGCAGACGTAACATCGGGTTTATCTTTCAGAATTACAATCTTGTTCCTGTGCTAAATGTCTATGAAAATATTGTCCTGCCGGTGGAGCTGGATGGTGATACCGTGGACAAGCGGTTTATGGATGAAGTCGTGAAAATGTTGGCTCTCGATGGGAAGCTGAACAGTATGCCTAACAATCTGTCCGGCGGCCAGCAGCAGCGTGTAGCGATTGCCCGCGCCCTTGTTTCCAAACCAGCTATTATACTTGCAGATGAACCGACAGGCAATTTGGATAGCCGGACAAGTAGTGATGTTCTTGGTTTGCTGAAAGTTACAAGTCAGAAGTTCCATCAAACGCTTGTAATGATTACCCATAACAATGAAATTGCCCAGCTTGCCGACCGAATTATCCGTATTGAGGACGGAAAAATCGCACAGTGACAGGGGGTGACATTGATGGATGATATTTTATTTGGGAACAATAATCAGGCAACAATCAATCGTCTTGCCAAAAGAAGCTACCGCGCTAATAAGCAGAGAAATGTTTTCGTTACCATCGCATTATTCTTGACCGCCTTTATGATTACATCTGTGTTTAGTTTGGGGTGCAGTTATTTTGAAACCTATCAAATGCAGCAAATTCGTGCGATGGGCACGACTGCGGATGTGGCAATTACAAGCCTCTCAGAAGAACAATATGAAGAATTGAGCCGATCCGGCTTGGTATCCGTAGTTGGTGTCAGTCAGAGATTGGGCAGCATTGATACATCTGGAATGGACGATGCCCTGCTGAGTATTACTTGGATAGACGAAACAGAATGGCAAGAACACCGTGTACCAACAATTTCGGATATACACGGAGATTATCCGCAAGCAAAAAATGAAATTATGCTCCCTACATGGGCTTTGCGTGCAATGGGGATTGATGATCCACAGATAGGGATGAATATTTCCCTTTCCTATCAGCTCGGAACAGATTATCAATACAGCTCCGATGAATTTGTTTTGTCAGGCTATTACACAGATTATTCGGCTTCGCGTGCAGGCAACCGTGGTGCTGCTTATGTTTCGGAGCTTTTTGCAACACAAACAGGGCTTCCCTTTGATAGTGTGTCTACCGCAATGATTTCTTTTTCTGATGACAGTAATGCCCTGCGATCCTGTGAAAAACTAAAACGGAAGATTTCGTTTACAGAAAGTCAGTCCTTTGAAATTGTACCTATTGCTCAGAGTAATTCCACCACCATTGTTCTTCCACTGGCTGCTATTATCGTCTTTATCATTATCAGCGGCTATTTGCTGATTTATAACATTCTGTATATCTCAATTTCAAGAGATACACAATTCTATGGACAGCTTAAAACGATAGGCACGACAAAAAGACAAATCAAGCGAATCGTGCGTTCTCAAATATTCAGAACGGCGGTGATCGGTATTCCCAGCGGCCTGATTGTCGGTGGTATTGTTTCGCTTGGACTTGTTCCGTTTGCCATGAATATAATGTACTCAGGCGATACAGACCTTGGGGAGATAGTGTCCTTTTCCCCCATTATTTTTGCGGGTGCCGCAATCTTCACATTTTTTACCGCAATCATCGGCAGCATGAAACCAGCGAAAATAGCTGCAAGTATTTCTCCTGTTGCGGCTTTACGCTATACGGAGGCAAATACAAGGAGTTACCGAGATCATAAGAGCCATAGAACAAAATTATCCCGGATGGCACGAGATAATATTTTTAGAAACCCTAAAAGCGCTGTCCTTACTTTTGCGTCCTTATTTTTAGGCTTAATATTGTTTTTGGTTTCTGCTGGTTTACTATCAAGCCTAAGTCCAGACAATTTTGTAAATCAATGGGGAGAAAGTGATTTCGCATTGACTTACAGCATTTTCGAAGAAGGAAACCTGCTCTCTGATGAAATGTTGCAGCAAGTTGCAACAATGCAGGGAATTGAAAATCTGCGCGTCACTTATTCCGCTTCACCGTGGCCCACTATGGATGTCATTTACAGCGAAAATGTATTCGGGAAATATATTGATTCCTTGGATGGCGTATCGGGTCTTGATTTTTCAAATGCGGAAACACGGAAAAACTATACAGATAATTTTTGGAGCGGCGTTTACGGAATAGATTCCAGATATATCGAAGAACTTAATAAAACGCTTGATAAGCCTATTGACTTAACAGCCTTTGAAAAGGGAGAGTTGGTGGTTTTGTCCGCTATGACGGATGCTGAGGGAAACCCATTGATTCAGCCAGGGCAAGCAATCACCGTTGTCGGTGAGTCCGGAGAACTGGCCTTTACAGTGGCAACTGGCTTTCTGGACGCTGATTTTCAAAGTGGTCGAGGAAATGAGAGAGGTACTGCCCCTGATTTGTATATCAGTGAGCAGGCATTAGAGAAGTTGTCTGGAGAAACTAAAATCTTTCGGATTGCTTTTGATACTATTGATAGCAGTTATGATAAAGGGATTATGGAGCAGCTTCAATCCATTACTGCTTCGTCACCGGGCATTACGATTCTGTCACGATATGAAAAGCAGCAAGAAATGGCCGGATATTTGCTGACCTCAAGGATTATAGCCGCAGGGTTGTCCACTGTATTTTTGCTGATAGGAATTATGAATTTCATTAACACAATGGTTGTTAGTGTAAATACTCGGAAACATGAATTTGCCACACTTGAAAGTATAGGAATGACGAAAAAGCAAATTAGAAATGTATTGCTTTGGGAAGGCGGGTATTATTGGAGTATTTCTTTCCTACTGCTTGCCACACTGGGAACAGCGATATATATTCCGATATACTCAGCCTTTAGAAAAATGGTTCCTTATGCAGCTTTTCACTATCCTGTATTTTCTCTGTTGGTTGTCGCAGCTATTGTTTTACTGGTCTGCTTGGCAACTCCCGTCATAACTTTCATGCAAAATGTTAAGCAAAGCGTTGTAGAGAGACTGCGGCAGAATTAAATATTTGCGATGAAAACCGGGAGATTATTCTCCCGGTTTTTCAAATCTCACAGGTTCGTGAGATTTCAGCCCATTATTCTGTCGAAACAGCGTGTGTCGGTGACATTTCTGTGAGGATTGCTTGTTAAGATAAACGCAAAAGGAACAAGCTGCCGCACGACGGCAAAAGAAAAAAAGCCGTCGTACAGCAGCCTATCAACACGCCCATTTGAAGCGGTGGCTTTGATTTTCAGAGCCGCCGTTTCTTTGCGTCTACACAAACCAATGACGACTTGCAGGGGCACGGTAGCCGATTGGAGGTTATTTTGCCGTGTCCATTTTATTATTTCATTGTTCGCGTGATCTGCACCAGCTAAAAAAAGCGTAGCTCCTCCATCGGAGCAGTCCGGCTTTGAAAGTGAAATTAAACATCATGTAACAAGATATTCATTTGCTTGCGTCCGCATAGTGTCATGCTGTGCGGGCGTTTTTATATGCCCCTGCTTCTGGTCACGGTGGCCAGAGGCTCCAAGGTGCCGGGGGCCGCCTGTTCTCCATTTCAATCCGCACTCACCAACCACCTTTTGAAATGGAGGACAATTATGACGACTATCAACCTGAAACGGTATTACCCCTATATGACCGAAAATGTGATACTGGAAGTTTCGGACGAGATCGCCGCCGCCCTCTCGATGGGAGGCCGTCTATGCGACAGCTACAAGCGGCAGAAGCGCAGAAATGGCGAGTGCTCGCTGGACACCGATCCCGGCTTTGAGGCCGACGTGCTCCGCCAGCCCCTGACCCCGGACGAGTACATTGAGGCGCGGGAAACCACCTTTGCCCTCTATGACGCGCTGGCCCAGCTCCCGCCCACGCAGGCCCGGCGTGTGTACCAGCACTATCTTCTCGGCATGAGCAAGGCCGAGATCGCGGCAGCCGAGGGCGTTGGCCGGAGCCGCATCTGCTGCTCCGTTGAGCGTGGGCTGGCCGCTATGAAAAATAATTTGAAAAAATCTCTGTAAGAGGGAGTACATTTGCCCCCGAAACCTCCTGATAGGTGAGAGGAGTTTTCTTCCTCGCCTTGAAAACTGAATAGACAGTATTCCCGATACGAAATCCGCGTGATAGCGACGTAAGGTGCGCCGCCACGACAGCCAGTTCAGGAGGTGATGGACAAGCTGGCCGAGCGATCAACGCAGCCTTTGACCCGGTGCTGGCAAACCGGGCGCGAGGACAGCGCGGAGGATAATGAAACTTGCTCACGCCCTCCCACAGACTTGAGGGGGAGTTCCTGCGGTATGCGCCAGCCCTCCACGGGCAGCGATGCTGTGGGGCTATGCAGCCGAAGCCATCGGCGGTCTGGAATACTCCCCGTGCCGGGGATGCGTGGCAAATACGGCACACAACAATCATACAGGGAGCCGTCAAACCGGGTCTTTCTGTCTTATGACAGCCCAAACCATTTCGGCGCGGCGGCTCCCTCTTTTGTGGATTGAAACGGAAAACAACTGTCCCGCTGCTTCTGGTCATCGTGGCCAGAGGTGGGGCAAGGTCAAAGGACGGCGCTTTTGTGCCGTCCTTTCACGTTTCCCCACGGACAACGGGAAACCATCAAATCTATTCACACCGCTGATTGTTATAGGAGGTTTTCAGATGACGGAGGCAAGAGTCGGCTATCACAAGGAAGTCAAAACCGCGTCTTTTCAGGGCAAATCCATCACCGTGGAAAACCTGACCCCGATGCTCTCTCCCCGAGCACGGGATAAGCGCAAGCGTGAAATTGAAAGCTGTCTGTATGAGGTCTTTGTGAAGTATGCGCCGGGACGGGCGCAGATGCACTAATGCGGGACATCCTTGAGATACGGGGCTGCCAGAGGTATAATATAGGTGTAAGGTTTGGTAGCTCCTACACGGAAAGGAGCACCAAATGATTATTCGTGAAGATGCCATTTATGGCAGACAGTCCGTTGACCGCAAGGACAGTATCAGCATTGAAAGCCAGATCGAGTTTTGCAAGTATGAATTGAGAGGAGGCAATTTCCGCAAGTACACAGACAAGGGTTATTCCGGCAAGAATACCGATAGACCCAAGTTCCAAGAAATGATGGCCGATATTCGCCGGGGCCTGATCAAGCGCGTGGTGGTCTACAAGCTGGATCGTATCAGCCGTTCCATTCTGGACTTCGCAACCATGATGGAAACTTTTCAGGAATACAATGTCGAGTTCGTTTCTTCCACGGAAAAGTTTGACACGTCCACCCCGATGGGGCGGGCCATGCTGAATATCTGCATCGTGTTCGCCCAGCTCGAACGTGAAACCATCCAGAAGCGCGTGACCGATGCCTACTATTCCCGCTGCCAGCACGGTTTTCACATGAGCGGCGCGGCCCCCTACGGCTTCCAACTGGAGCCGACCACCATTGAGGGCATCCGCACAAAAATGATGAAGCCTGACCCGGAAACGGCAGATATTGCAAAGCTGATGTTTGAAATGTACTCTCAGCCCGGAATTTCTTTCGGGGACATTGCCCGTTACTTTGCCGACGAGGGCATCCTGATCTACGGCAAGGAAATGAAACGGGGCTTTATCTCCCAACTTTTGAGAAACCCCATTTACGCACAGGCTGACCTCGATATGTACGAGTTCTTCAAAAGCCAGGGTACGGTGGTAGTCAATGAAGCCACAGATTTTGCCGGGACAAACGGCTGCTATCTCTATCAGGGCCGGGACGTGCAAGAAAGAAAAAACAAGCACCTGAAAGATCAGATACTTGTTCTGGCTCCCAGCGAGGGGCTGGTATCGTCTGATACATGGCTGCGCTGCCGGAAAAAGCTCATGGCAAACAAGACGTTCCAAGGCGGGCGCAAGGCAAAGAACACATGGCTTGCCGGAAAGGTCAAGTGTGGCCGCTGCGGGTACGCGCTTATGAGCGTCGGCAATCCAACAGGTGTTCAGTATCTCCGCTGCTCCAAGCGGGCTGACAGTAAAAGCTGTGACGGCTGCGGGACGCTCCGCACACGGGAATTTGAAAGGTTTCTGTACGGCGAGATGGTCAAGAAGCTGTCTGAGTTCCAGACGCTGACGGCAAAGCGAGAAACGGTCAATCCCAAATTGACCGCGCTGAACATGGAGCTTGCCCGCGTGGAGGACGAGATTGAAAAGCTGCTGAATACTTTGACCGGGGCTAATGCGGTGCTGCTGTCCTATGCCAACAGCAAAATCGAGGAGCTGGACACACGCCGCCAAGCCCTGACAAAAGAGATCGCGGCGCTGTCAGCGGAAACCATGTCCCCGGAACAGATTGAGCGGTTGTCGGTCTACCTGAACCAATGGGAAGAAATTGACTTCGAGGACAGGCGGCAGGTTGCCGACGGCCTGATCTCACAGATCCGCGCAACCGACGAACACGTTTCGATTGAGTGGAAAATTTGACTTTTACTTATCCATCGCACACGACAAATGGCTGTGTGCCCTTGTCAAGCGATGTAATGTATACAAGATGTATCCAAATCGGATACACAGGTAAGGATAGATAAGGAAAGAGAAGAGATAGATAATAAGGCGGCTACGCCGCCACGCGCTCGCTTTATTCCTCCTACTCTTGAGGAAGTACAGGCTTACTGTATCGAACGGGAAAACAGCGTAGACGCAGCATACTTCCTTGATTACTACGCTGCAAACGGCTGGGTGCAAGGGAAAGGAAAGCCTATCAAGGATTGGAAGGCTTGCGTCAGGACTTGGGAGCGTCAAGGCTACGGCGGAGAACAATCTTCCGCAGTTCCCAAGCCCAGGCAGTACGACGAGGCTACGGACACATGGAGGTGAGAGCGTGAATTCTATTCTGAACGAGTACGGCGTACTCGGTTCGCTGCTGATTGACCCGTCGTTGTTTCCGGAGGCGGCAGAGCTTCCCGACGATATGTTTTCTTCCGTGCCGCTGCAAGAGATTTTCCGGGCGATGCGTCATCAGTACGAGGAAAGCGGCAGCTTTGATGCGCTGACCGTCAGAGTGGAAGCGGGACGCAATTGCACCGATGTGACGGACAAGCTGATTGCTGGATTGATGGACACAACGCCAACCACGGCGAACCTCGATGTTTACTTAGCAGCGGTCAAGGAAGCTGCGCTTGCACGTTCCTTGCGAAAGATCGGCGAAGAACTGATGACCGCCGAGCATGACCCTACAGACGCGCTTGGACGCGCACAGGAGGCTTTGCAGCGGCTTGCCGAGGAAAACACACGCGGCGATTCGCAAACGCTTACGGCGGTGCTGATGCAGCTCGGATACCGCGTTTCTGAGCAGGTCGGAGGCAGAGTGCCTTGTGTGGCCTCGGGCCTTCTGAGATTCGATAAACTGCTCGGCGGTGGCTTCATTAACGGCGGGTTACACGTCATCGGTGCAAGACCGGCGGTCGGAAAATCAGCGCTCGCCTTGCAAATCGCGCTCAATGCAGCAAGAAACGGAGTCAAGGTATTATACTTGTCACTTGAAATGAGCGCAGAGGACTGTTCCGCTCGCCTTGTCGGCAACATCGGCGGCCTGTCATCGGCGCGGCTCATGTTCGGCGGCAGGCTTACGGACAACGAGTACACGCGCTTTGCCGAGGGGACGACAGCGCTCTCCGCGTTGCCGCTTGTATTCAACAAGCGCACGGGTATGAACGTTCGGCAGGTGGAGGCGCTGGCCTATCGCGAGAAGCCGGGCCTGCTGATCCTCGACCACCTCGGGCTGCTTGAACCGCCGGAAGCTCGGCTTTCGCTTTACGAGGCGACCACAAGGAACAGCAGGGCCTTGAAGCTGCTTGCACTGAGGCTGAACATCCCTGTGCTGTGTTTGTGCCAGCTCAACCGCGCAGCGGCCTCTGACCGTTCTGGTAGCTTTCGGGCTACGATGGCAAATTTACGCGAGAGCGGCGCTATCGAGCAGGACGCGGATACGGTGACGCTGCTGCACAATCCGCCGTGTGAGACAGGTGAGCGCATGGAATCGCCATCTTTGTTGGAGTTGTGGCTCGATAAAAACCGACGCGGCGCGACTGGTCACGTTGACGCGACCTTCTACAAGGTCACAGGGAGGGTTACAGCATGAATATTGAGGCCGCGGCCAGCATTTTAGCGAAAATCAAACCGGCACGCCGGAAGCGTGAGCGCTACCGCCAGCGTGACGAAATGCAGCACCGTGTAATTCCGCTTTTGCCTGCTGATGACCGTGATAAGTTTGAGCGGGCAATGAACCGTCATTTTCGATTATAAAAAAGGCCCTCCCCAAATGGGGAGAGCGTCTCTTGTGGTGAATCCGATTTGTCAATTTTGATTTTACCATAGGAGGAGAAGATATGCAAGCGAAAGCACTTGACACACAGGATAAGCGAACAAGCGAAATTGCAGCAGCGGTACAGGCAGGCAAGGCGGACATTCTGAGACTTTGGGCGGCGGTTGAACGCTTCGCGTGGCAGCAGGCCTTGAGGTGGACGCGGGCAATGGAAGGCCGCGCAGGTGTCGAGGAAAACGACCTTCTGCAAGTGGCCTTTATCGCCCTCATGGACACGCTGCCGACATGGGATGTGAACAAGGGTGAATTTCTCACGCTGTACGGCATTAAGCTTAAGGCGGAGTTCACAGAATCCTGCGGGCAGCGAACACAGCGGACGCGATGTGACCCCATCAACACTGTTTGTCGGTCGATGGACGAGCCGATAGGCGACGAGGACAGCGACCTGACGCTTGCTGACACAATCTCAGATGAAGCAGCAGAAGAGGCCTTTGAGGACGTCGAACAACGGGATTTTCGACAGGCTGTGCAAGCGGCACTTGCACAACTGCCGGATGCACAGCGCGACGCGATCATCGGTGAATTCTGGTTCGGACGAAAGCCAGACCCAAAGTTGAGGCGGGAAGCGCTGCGAGTCTTGCGGCATCCGCGCATTCGAAAGCCGTTAGTGGAATTTTACCGCTGAAAGAACGATGCAACGTCAGAAAAAACAAAGCCGGAAAGGGGGCTTTTCAAACTTTGTCAAAGAAAATCAGAGATGAGACCATTATTGAAGCGCTGCTGATCTCCGCGACAGTGCGGAGCGCGGCGGCAAAGCTCGAGATCAACGAGCAGACGATCTATCGCCGAAAACGTGACGCGGAGTTTATGCAGAAGTATAACGAGGCACGGCGCGAGCGAACCGAAGCGGCGCGTAACGTGCTGCAGGAGCGGGCGCACGCCGCGGCGGATACGCTGGCAACGATCATGCAGGATGCAGACGCGCCCGCACAGACCCGCGTGAGTGCCGCGGCAGAGATTTTACGGCAGACGGTGAAGTACACGGAGATCACAGACATCATGCAGCAGCTTGACGAGCTTGAAGCATGGCGAAGGGAGCAGGAACAGCGATGAAGAAAAATTTTGATATCCGCCTTGCGGCGCTGCGGGAATATCTCAAATCGCTGTCAGCCGATGAAACTACTTTTGTCGTCGAGGGCGGCGGCGAATATCACACAAAAGAAGATCCGTTTAACTACCTGATGCAGCACGGCGCATTTACCCATGATGGCAAGTGCATTGTCCTTTACCCGCACCCGGTAGAGGGCGTAGACCCGTTGAGCCTTTCCCTCTATCAGATGCTTGACGAAGCCATTGGGCGCGGCAGGCTGGAATTGCCAACGCTTGAGAGTGACGAGATCGGAGGTAAAGCCCTTGAATAACAGCATTAAAGCCCGCCTTGCCTCTTTACAGGCGATTGTAGCGCAGAAGCAAACGGGCGTAGCAATTATGCTATTGCTTGAAAATGGCGCGTGGGCGGCTTGCAGAGCGCCGCAAAGCCCTGCAAAGGTGTTTCAGACGGAACAGGCAGCACGAGATTATTTATCAGACTGCGAAAGCGTTATCATTATCGACCTTTAAAAAAAACAGCGCGGCAGCGCATGAAAAAGAAAGGATAATTTACACCATGAGCGAATTTAACATTTATGCCCGAAAGCTCGATACAGCTTTCAAAGAAGCCCGCAGCGAATACAACACCGCTTTCCGCGCACTCCAAGAGGCGCAGCAGGCCAACCGTGACGCTAACGCATGGAAGCCCGGAGACAGCGCCGAGGAAAAGCAGGTTAGAACAACCCGCGCAGCGCTAAAGCTGCATGACGCAGAAGCCATTTTTAACGAGGTGAGCGCCCGCGTTTGGGACAACTTCAAGGCCACGCGCCGCACGATCCGCGCCGAGCTGGAACAGGCAGTGCGCGCCGCCAATATTGCAAACCCTGACGCAATCGACAATAACGCCCTTGAGCTGATGAAAACCGGCGTTCTTTCCCCGGCTGATTACTCCGCGTTCATGGAGAGATTTGACAGCAACCACACCATGTTAAAGTTAGTTGGTCACTACGCAGCCGAAGCCGCAAAGACTACGGACAGCCGCCGAGAGGCCGCAGCCCTTAACGCTATCGCTCTTGACTGCCAGAGCGGGGAGGGCGCAGTCATGCGGGCATGGGACAGCATTTCGGCAATTTCTGACAGTTGCGGCGACGGGGACGGCTACCGGCGCAAATCGCCCGGTGTAATTGTCAGCATGAGCGAAAAATGGGACGATCTCGCGGGCGAGGCCGTGGAGAACTTCTGATTTTCGATAAGCGGCAGAGATCAACATTCTGATACAAAGCTTCCTGAAAACAAATTTAAGGAGAGATAAATATGGAACTTAGTTTTGCGAACGGTGTGCAGGAATACACCGTGCACGGCATTAAGGGTGATGTGATCATTCGATTCAACCCGACTGACGGCACGTTTATCCAGCGTCTTTACAACGCATTTGATACGCTGGACAAGAAACAGGAGAAATACGCAGATGAGGTGCAGAAGTGCGGCGACCGCGTTGAGATTTTCAACATTGCCGACCGCCGCGACAAGGAGATGCGCGAGATCATTGACGGTCTTTTTGAAGAGCCGGTGTGTGACAGCATCTTTGGCAGCATGAACCTTTATGCGCTGGCAGACGGCCTGAACGTATGGGTAAATTTCCTGCTTGCGCTGATGGATGAGACAGACAGCGCCTTTGCTCGTGAGCAGAAAGCCACGAATCCGCGCATTCAGAAGTACACGGCAAAGTATCGCCGATGAATTGGGGCTTGCCTGTCTCCGTCGAGATCGGCGGAGTGAGTTATGAGATACGCACAGATTTTCGCGTAATTCTCGATATCTTCGTAATGCTGAGTGATCCTGATTTGAGCGGCACTGACCGCGCAGAGGGCATCTTGCAGATGTTCTATGTCTCGCCTGAGGATATCCCGCCGCAGCATTTGCAGGAAGCTGTAGACCGTTTTACATGGTTCCAGAACGGCGGCAAAGAGCAGGATAAGAAGAAATCGCCGAAGTTGGTCGATTGGGAGCAGGATTATCCGTTGATCCTCCCGCCCATCAACCGGATATTCGGACGGGATATCCGCGGAATCCCTTATGATGCGGAGACCAACACCGGGGGCGTCCATTGGTGGACGTTCCTCGGTGCGTATAACAATCTCGGGGACTGCACCTTTGCTCAGGTCGTGCGCATCAGAGACAAAAAAGCACGAGGAAAGACGCTCGAAAAGGACGAACGCGAATGGTACCGCCGCAACAGCGACCTCGTGAACATAAAAAATAAGCTCAGCCAGGAAGAAGAGACCACCATTTCGACTTGGTTGAAATTGGGGAAGGAGTGATCAAATGGCAAATGCTGACGGCAGTGTGATTTTCTCTTGTGATTTGGATTCGACCAAAGCACAAAAGAAACTGAGCAAGCTGCGTGACGAGATATCCGAACTGAACAGCAAGCTTGAAAAGGAAACGGGCAATAAGATGAACCTTGAAAAGCAGCTTGACGCCGCATCTCAGGCAGCGAAAGCTACTGAGGAACGCGTGAAGATGCTGCGAAAGGAAGTCGAACGGCTGAACGACCGCGAATGGATCCAAAAACAGGGCTTTACACAGAACGAGTATCAGACGCAAGTGCTCGACCGCCGCGCCGCTGCGGAGGCGGAGCTCAAACAGCAGGAGGAGCTTTTGCACACGCAGACGAAGGAGGTCAAAACGCTTTCGGCGGCTTACGAAGAGACGACCGCCAACATCGACAGCATGACGGCAAGGCTCGATAAGGCGAAAGTAACCGCCGGTGAGTTGATCGCTAATACGGAGCAGGAACGCAGGGAGCGCGAGGCGGAGAATTCCGCGCTTGCCAAAGCGGGCCAGTATGCCGCGCGTTTCAGAGATCAGGTCAAGAGTTTAGCGCGCTCTATGCTTGTGTTCTCAGTCATCACGGCGGCGCTCATGGCGCTGCGCAAGCAGATCAAGGCGGCTATTGAGACCAGCGCAGAGGCATCCGACGCTTTTGCCCGCCTCAAAGGTGCGCTGCTGACGCTGGCCGCGCCTTTGATGGACGTACTCATTCCGGCGCTGACGTGGCTAATGAATCTGCTTGCGGCCATTGTGTCGGAGATCGTGACGATCATTTCGATTCTGAGCGGTAAGTCAAAGAAGAGCATGGAGGCATCGGGCAAAAACCTCTACAAAGAGGCCGCCGCCATTGACGCGACCGGCAAGGCGGCAAAGGAAGCGACAGACGCGCTCGCGGCGTTCGATGAGATCAACAAACTCAGCACGACAACGTCCGTTGGCGACGGTGGCGGCGGAGCATCCGCCATTGCGCCGGACTTTGATTTTGACGAAGGCCCCATGATGGAAAAGCTCGACAAGGTGTTCCAGAAGATCAACGATATCTTTAAGACCATCCGCGCGGGGCTTGAGATCGTCGTGGATGACCTCAAATGGAGCTTTGACAAGAAAGTTATCCCCAAGAGCAAGGCAACATGGCTGACCGTTTTAACGGCGCTGCTCGGTGCAACGCTCGGCGCGGCGTTCGGCGGCATCACGGGCGGCGTCATCGGTTTATCCCTCGGTGTGCTGCTGGGGCTGTACCTTGTGGGCCTTGACCCCGAAACATGGAAAACCGAGATGGACGCAGAGGATGCGTGGATCGTGGTCATCACGGCTTTGCTCGGTGCGCTGCTTGGCAGCGTGTTTCTTGGCATCACCGGCGGCGTGGCTGGTTTCAGCCTGGGCGCGATCCTCGGCCTCTATCTCACCGGCTTTGCAGAGGGGGACGAGGAACACGGCGGCAAATCGCAGCTTCTTTCCGAGCTGATCGTCGTGCTGTGCGCGCTGCTTGGCGCTGTTATCGGCTCTATCGTGACGCCGGGCGTCGGTACAGTCGTCGGCATGGGATTAGGCCTGATTCTCGGACTGAGCATTTACAGCGTCCGCAAAGACCCGAAGAAGGGCACGCAGCGGCTTGTCAGCATCGGGCGCAGCGTACTTCTTGGACTGCTGGCCGGTGTTCTTGGCGTTGGCCTTGCAGCGCTTGGTATCGTCAGCGCCGGTACGGCGTTCATTATCTCGGCGGCGATCGGCCTTGCGCTGAAATTCTTCGTCGACAGTGTGGACGATTCCAAAGTCAGAAAGGCAACGTCCGGCTTTACCGGCACGCGCGTATCAACAAAGACCCCAACGCGCAGCCGTCGGGTGGCGGCGCAGAACTTAGACGGCAATGCGCCTGTGTATAACGAGATCCCAGCGCTTGCGAGCGGTGCGGTCATCCCGCCGAACCGAAAGTTTCTTGCCGTGCTGGGCGACCAGAAGAGCGGAACGAACGTCGAAGCGCCGCTTTCGACCATCAAGCAGGCCGTTATGGAGGCGATGGCACAGGGTAGCCGCGAGCCCATCAATGTGAACCTCGTTGTGGATGGTAAGACGCTTGCCCGCGTGGTCGTCCCCAACATCAACAACATGACACGCGCGGCGGGTAAGCCCGTGCTGCTGTACTAACAGGAAAGGAGACTGCAAATGCTTATCTTCGGCTATGATATCGTGCTCGACCGTCTGGAACGAGTGATCCATCAGATTGTGGAGCTGCAGACGGCGGAGTAAAGGGCGGCTTCAAAACAAGAAGGTGTTGCAGCCCCCTGCCGGCTTGCAAGACGCACGGTAACACTGCGAGAATTACAATAAGCACCGGAAAAGCAAAAGCCCACAGGAGTGTTCCTGTGGGCTTTCTGCGTTACATGAGAGGATCTATCGGCAAACGGTTGACCGTTAAGCATTTGACAACAGTCTGTTTGCAGTCCGATAAAGGACAGGTGAAACAGCTTTCGCTGTACTCACACACTGTATTCTTTGCTACTCTTCGGCGGACTCTACGGGCTACTGTACACTTTGGCGCGCATACATGGGAAAGCGGCGTGTTGATCAGATCATGCGCTCGAATGCATTCATCTGTGCTCATTCGGGAGCACCTTCTTTCCGAAAAGCTCACGTTCGCGCTCGACGGTCATGGTAGCGCCTATGAGCAGCACCTTTCCGACCGGCGTTTGCACGACCGGGTAGAATCTATCATTAGCGTTCATAGCGTGACCTCCATGCTTTGCATCAGCTCTTTGACGGATACGCCAGACAGATCAGCGACAAAGGAAAAGCGCGTGCCGCGCTGACGGTATGCAGCCCCGCAGCACGGGCAAATATGCACCGTGGCCGCACTCATCAGCGGCGTGGTGCAGCGGGCGCAGTAGAGAAGCTTCATGCGCTTGCCCCCTTACCTGTCAGAAGTTTAATTGCATCTGCATCGTCGAGATCATAAGCCGCTGTTCGCATTTCATTCCGCGCGTGTTCGCTCGCTTTTACAGCATCTATCGTCAGTTGAGCGCGTTTCGCTGTGTCTAAAAAGCACTGCACGCCCGGTGCGTCATAGTGCCCGAGCATCAAGTGATAGTCGCGGATGGCGTTTGCCATTCTATCGTAGACAGAATACAGGATGCGACCAATGAATTCTAAGTCTCTCGATTCGATATTTTTTCGCTCCCTATCAGAAAAATACTGCTCCCAAATATCATAGATCAAGTCTGATCCGTTTTCGAAAGCGGTAAACATGTCGAGCGTTGCATTGTCGACAGTTAGGCGCTCATGTGCGGTAAGCTCAGATAAATAACTCATATTTCCTCCTTGTTTTCTCGGCGGGAGGTCGGTATAATATCGATACCGGTCTCCCTGTGGTGGTTGGTGGTGGCTCCGTGTCTTGCTTTGGTCGGCTGGGACATGGAGCCTTTCTCATGCGATGCTATCTTGATTTTCCGTAGCAGCGGAATGAGAATCAAGCGATTGTTGATCCTTTAATTGCTGACTTAGTAAAGTATCAATCATGTTACAGACTTCCTGTTTTTGCGCATCATTGAGCGTTTTATAAAGTTCTGCTACTAGCTGGGTTTGTGCATCCATTTTGTGGCCTCCTTGTCAATCCTCCTGTGGTGGTTGGTGGCTCTCTGCATTCGGCTTTGGTCGGCGGTGATGCAGAGGGCTTTTTCTTATGCTCGGATCAGGTTCACTGTCTTGCATGGTTGTATTATAGCATATAGATAGCTATATGCAAGATGGCATTTAGCATAAAGATATCGGTATATACTTGTGCTATTTGCATATAGATATCTAACGCAATAAAATGTATAATAAACTAACAAGGAGGTGTTGCTATTGGGCGGAAAAAATAGCTACGAAAGCATTAAGCGTTACGAAGATAAGGCCTATGATAAGGTGCTTGTTCGTTTTCCAAAGGGTAAGAAAGATATTATCAAAGCCCACGCAGAAGCCCACAGCGAGAGCGTGAACGGCTTTATCAACCGAGCCATAGACGAAGCCATAGAGCGTGACGAAAGCGCTCCTGCAGCCTCTGAGGGGCATTTATAGGACGTTTGCAAGATGGCATAGCGTATAAACACTATAAAACAACAGACCACAACATAAGCACACTGCTCAAACCATAAATTTCAGGAGGTTTGCTTATGCAGTATTCACTTTCCACATTGAGAAAAAAGGCTAACGAGGCCGGTTATTCATTCCAGAAAGGTTATCAGCGGTATAATCACGATGGTTGGGGCTATGTTCACACTTTGGATGGTGAACGAATCGTTGGATACCAGGTTTTAGACTATCGCTCTAATTGCCTGGTCTATCCGTCAAACAACGATATCCATGATCATGCTATGGGGCTTGACAAAGCGGTAGCACTTTTGAAAGACCTCTGTGCAGAACGCGGAGTTACGTTCTGATTTTTGCCGCTAAAGAATACTGAAAGCTATGCCATTGCAAAATAGAAGATCGGCGTTTTGAGCGGTGGCGTCGATCTAAATAAAAGCGAAGAGCGGAGGGCGATTCCTCCGCTCTTGTTGCATATATTGCGATGAGGCTGTCTGAGATAAAGAAATTTCGTGAATTCTCATTGACAAAATAGGCAGAAGTGCATATACTCTAAGTAGGCAACAACATGATTGTCTGCCGTGACGTTGAAGCAAGTGATGGGGTCAGCATCCGTACACTTGTGGAGTCTTGTATTAGGGTTAAGCGGTTTCCACAGGCTGATGTAGGGGTAAACCCGAAAGAAAACGCTGTTGCGGAGCTCTGGATTCAGAGTTCCGCTTTTTTTAGGGGAAATGTCGAAATGTGTCTACTTGTAAAGGCTGCTCAGGAATGGGAACGATTGAGCAAAACTGAATATCACATTGTAACCGGCAGACGTGGCAAGGCGTTCCATATTCGGCTAAAGTTTGCTTTTGAGGACTTTCCCCACTTGTCGGGAATGCAGTATGCCCGGGACGTTGATTTTGGGATCCGTATATCAGAATACTATGGCGAAAAGCTGATTCCAGCACTACTGAATGGAAGAATGGACGGCAGGAGAATTGAAAACGGGCGGAATTGGGAAAGGATCAAAGGCCGATTAGATGCAATTATTGGCCTGAAAGAGACACTGGAAGGTGATTTTTTAATTGCACAGTTCAATCCTCAAAAAGTACGAGGGAATAGCCAAATCGATGCAGACTTTATCATAAAAAACGAGCGGTCAGGAGAAACATATTTTGTATTCATAGATGAAAAAGACGAACAGCAGCATTATTGCAAGTCTGCGTTTGCAAAAGAAAATACTGACTATATGGAAAACCAATCAATGCTCACAGTTTTGAAAAAAGAAAAGATTGAGAACGGAGAAACAGTAGTCTTATATAGACATCCGAATTTCAAAGAAGAATAGCGGATGGAAAGACAAAAGCAGGGTCATTTGTAAGGGACAAAGAAGCCTATTTTTGACCCCTAAGTTTACCCCAAACAGCTTTTACAAGGCTTTACAACATTTTACGCCAAAATCCGGAAAGCCTAGAAAACACAGGAATTTCTTTACGCGCATTTACAGCATTTTACACCTACCATCGAATTCGAATCCTTCTCCCGCTGCCACTGAGAAGTCTGAAACCGTAAGGTTTCGGACTTCTTTTTTTCTGTTTGACCCTTTATCTGACCCTTTAACCGTTTTAAACTGTACCCAAGAAAATGGACACGAGATTTTGACCCATGGCCCCGTTCGGCGGACACGCATTTGACCCATAGAGGCAGAAGCGCCGCACCTGTGTTATGATAGAACTACCGAACGGAGGTGCTGTATG